ACAAGTTGAAGTACGTAAGAATGAATCTGATGACCTTATTGCCTATTATTGTAGTATGGCATCTGATGAAGAAAAAATTGTTTTTTCTTCCGATAAAGATTTGCTTCAACTTGTTGACAAAACAACATCAGTTTTTTCACCAATAAAAAAAGAAATGTATAACTTTGGGGACAAGGTTAAAATGGGGGATTTTTATATCCCTCATGATAACGTATTGACCATCAAAATTTTGATGGGAGATAAGTCCGATAATATTGATGGAATTAAATTATTGGGTGAGAAAACTTTTGTAAAATTTTTCCCTGAGGTTCTTGATATCAAAGTTTCTTTTGATGATATTTTGACCAAGACAAAAGAATTGATAAAAGAAAACAAAGATGTTGTCTTAAGAAATATTTTATCAGGTGTAACTAAAAACGGAGAACTAGGTGAAGAATTTTACGTAACAAACCAAACCATTGTGGACTTGAAAAATCCACTTATCTCTGAAGAAGCCAAACAAATCGTTGAACAATATTATAGTGAAACTTTGGACCCTGAGGGTAGAGGTTTTAGAAACATTATTGTTATGATGACTGAAGATGGATTCTTCAAATATCTACCAAAAGATGACGAGGCTTTTGTAGATTTTTTAAAACCTTTTATGAAACTAACTCGTAAAGAAAAACGAAAATTTAATCAACAAAATCAAACACAATTATGAAAGAAGAATCCGTAATTAAAATGGAGTTCCTTTTGACTCTGAACGAAAACATCGTTGTTCAGAGATTTTATAATGTCCGTAACTATAACCCCAAAGCACGTCGTTCAGTTCAACTCAGTGAGTTGATGAAAGATATCGAATACACTTTGGTTTATGACCTTAAAATGAAAACGGTCATGTATATGTTGGACAATCAAGACTCAATTTTATTGGACCCAGACTTGATGAATACCTCCAACACGGACGGTCCTGAGAATTTTAATATGTATGTCAAAATTTCCGATGAAACAATTTTTCACAGAATTTTCGACGGAAAAATGTTCCCCCCAAAAGTAAGATATACGGTTGACGTACGTCCCAGCTTGAAAAACATTTTGAAAGGTTTGACTGACACTTTTTCATCTGAACATTTAACGTACGACCTGTTAGGATATGACCTTTCTCGGTAATATTTAATTGATACACGCGACTCTATGAATAAGAATTTTGACTATCTCGGCAATACATTCCAACTACAACTAATTAACCAAATCATTACAGACAAAGAGTTCGCACAGTCCATTATTGATGTTTTAGAAGCTTCCTATTTTGACAACAAATACTTTAAGTTGATTGTCCAAATGGTCCGTGAATACCACGGAAAATACCAGTCCTCACCCAACTTTGAAACCTTGGAACAAATTGCCAAGACGGAGATTTCTCAAGAACTAGCCTTGAAGATTGTTATTGACACAATCAAACAAGTTCAAGAGGCACCGTTTGAAGGAGTTCCTTTTGTTCAAGAAAAAGCCCTTAAGTTCTGTAAACAACAAGAACTTCAAAAGGCAATGAACAAAGCCCAAAAAATTATCGACCAAGGAGATTTCGAATCCTACGATGCCGTTGAAGGTATGGTAAGAGAAGCACTCCAAGTTGGGGAGAGAGATACTGGTACTACCGACATCTTCTCTGGTTTGGACGATGTACTAAATGACGATTTTAGACATCCAATTCCAATAGGTATTGATGGTATTGACCGTCTTCTTAAAGGAGGTTTGGCTAAAGGAGAAATTGGTGTAATATTGGCTCCTACGGGAGTTGGTAAAACCACATTGATGACCAAGATTGCCAACACAGCTTTTAACATGGGGTATAATGTTTTACAAATTTTCTTTGAGGACAACCCAAAGATTATTCAAAGAAAACATTTTACTATATGGACTGGTATTGAACCAGATAACTTGGCAACAAGAAAAGAAGAGGTAATTGATAAAGTGGAGGAAATTAAAAACACGATGCCAAACAAACTTATTCTTAAGAAACTTCCGTCAGATACAATGACAATGAATCAGATTAAGAATCAGGTACGTAAGATGATTGCTGACGGAACAAAGGTTGACCTGATTACTTTGGACTACATCGATTGTGTGGTTCCCGACAATCTTAAAACCGACGAGTGGAAGGCTGAAGGTTCAGTTATGAGACATTTCGAAGCGATGTGTCACGAACTTGGACTTGCAGGATGGACAGCAACACAAGGTAATCGTAGCTCAATTTCTTCAGAAGTTGTTACCACTGACCAAATGGGTGGTTCAATCAAAAAGGCTCAAGTTGGACACGTGATTATCTCAGTTGCTAAGACACTCCAACAAAAAGAAATGAAGTTGGCAACAATCGCAATTACCAAGTCCCGTTTGGGACAAGATGGTGTTGTCTTTGAGAACTGTAAGTTTGACAACGAACTCTTGGTAATCGACACTGACTCTTCTGTAACTTTTCTTGGATTCGAAGAACAACAAGAACAAAAGAAAGGTGATAGGGTTAGGGAACTTTTGGAAAAACGCCGTCAAAGAGAACAACAACCAATTTAATTCTCTGTCAAAAATTTATTAAAACTCAAGTATATGAATAATTCTGAATTAGTTAACTCAGTTGAACCACGTTTCGTTATTAAGCGAAGTGGAGATAAAGTACCTTTCGAGGAAGAGAAGATTATAAACGCTGTTGCTAAAGCAATGATGTCAGTCGGCAAAGTCGACCACGAAATGGCGGAAAAAATCGCTCGTATTACCAAGAAAAGTATTTTTAGAAACAACAAAATTTATGTCCCACATGTTGATGAAATTCATGACATGGTGGAGAATAAGTTAATGGATAATGGATTAAATGATGTTGCTAAGGAATACATCATTTACCGTTCAAAACATCAACCAAACATCTTCACCAAAAGGATTGCTCTTAAACCCTACGAGTATCCTAATTTAGTTGAGTATGTTGATGCAATCCGACACTCGTATTGGGTTCATACAGAATTCAATTTTACTTCTGATATTCAAGATTTTAAAGTTCATTTGAATGAAAAAGAACAATCGGCGGTACAAAGAGCTATGTTGGCAATTTCTCAAATTGAAATTGCGGTAAAGAATTTTTGGGGTGACATTTACAAAAGATTACCGAAACCAGAAATTGGAAATGTTGGGGCGACTTTTGCTGAGTCAGAAGTAAGACACGCAGATGCATATTCTCACCTTATTCAACTTCTTGGATTAAACAAAGAATTCGAAAATCTTTTGGAGGTACCAGCTATCCGTAGAAGAATTAAGTATTTGGAAAAATCAATTTTAAATTCTAAGTCAGTTGAAAACCAAGACTACTTTGAATCGGTTGTTTTGTTTTCAATGTTTGTTGAGAACGTATCGTTGTTCTCTCAATTCTTGGTTATCATGTCATTCAATAAACACAAAAATGTTTTGAAGGGTATAAGTAACGCTGTTGAGGCGACTTCAAAAGAAGAAAATATCCACGCTGAGTTTGGTTTTGATTTGGTGAACCTTATTAAGAAAGAAAACCCAAGTTGGTGGACTAACGAACTTATTGAAGATTTGAAACAAGCGACCATTGAAGCGTTCGAGGCTGAATCAGAAATCGTTGATTGGATTTTTGAAAAAGGAGATGTGGATTTTCTCACAAAAGAACAAACAATAGAATTTATTAAACATCGTTTCAATGTATCTTTGAACTCTATAGGGATTGACAAAGTATTTGAAACTGATGAAAAGTTATTGGAGACAACAGAATGGTTCGATGATGAAATTCTAACTACCAAACACACTGATTTCTTCAATAAAAGAAGTATCAACTACAGTAAAAAATCAAAATCAATTACACTTAACGACCTATTTTAATTTTAAACAACAGATAATAATATGGAAAATAGAAAACCTTTTGACTGGATTAATGACGAGTCAATCACATTTCTCCGAAGAGGATATCTCAGTGAAGGTGAAGAGCCCTTGGAGCGTATAAAAACAATTTCTGAACATGCCGAAAAACTTTTGGGTATGGAAGGATTTGCTGAAAAATTTTACGACTACATGAGTAGAGGGTGGTATTCACTTTCTTCACCAGTTTGGGCAAACTTCGGTAAAAAACGAGGTTTACCTGTAAGTTGTTTTGGTTCGAACGTAGGTGATAATATTGAGTCAATTCTCTACACACAAGCTGAAGTTGGGGAGATGAGTAAAATGGGTGGTGGTACCTCAGGATATTTTGGTAACATCCGTGAACGAGGAGCTACGATTACTGACAATGGACACGCACCTGGAGCGGTTCACTTTATGAACTTGTTCCAAAGTGTGGTGGATAACATCTCTCAGGGTTCAACTCGTAGAGGTAGATTCTCTCCATACCTACCTGTGGAACACCCTGACATTATGGAATTCTTGGAAATCGGAACTGAAGGTTTTCCGATTCAAGATTTGACCCACGCGGTTACCGTGACTGATGAGTTTATGGAACAAATGATTGCTGGCGACAAAGCTAAGAGAGCTATTTGGGCTAAAGTTATTCAAAGAAGAGGTGAAATTGGTTATCCATATATCATGTTTACCGATACAATGAACAATAAAGCTCCTGAGGTTTATCAGGATAAAGGAATGAAGATTTACAATTCCAACCTTTGTTCTGAGATTGCTCTCCATAATTCTGAAGAAGAATCATTTGTATGTGTTCTGTCTTCGATGAACCTTCTCCATTACGAAGAATGGAAAGACACAGACGCTGTTGAGGTTATGGTTTATTTCCTTGACGCGGTTGTATCAGAGTTTCTAACCAAGATTGAAACGATTAGAGATAATGGAACTATTGAAGGAAAAAGAGCGTTCTTCTACCTTGAAAAGTCATACAACTTCGCAAAGAGACAAAGAGCACTTGGTTTGGGAGTCCTTGGTTGGCACTCTTTGTTACAATCTAAAAACCTTCCATTTGATACTCGTGAAACTGCAAGATTGAATGTTGAGGTATTCAAGTTGATTAAGGACAAGTCTTACAAGGCTTCCTCAGAATTAGCTGAATTGTTCGGAGAACCCGAACACTTGGTTGGTTATGGAAGAAGAAATGTGACCTTGAACGCTATCGCACCGACTACGTCTTCAGCGTTTATTTTGGGGCAGGTTTCACAATCCATTGAACCAATTTGGTCTAACTGTTATGTTAAGGACGTAGCTAAACTCAAGGTAACTATTAAGAACCCTGTTTTGAAAAAGTTGTTGGGTGAACTTGGTAAAGACAACAAGACAACTTGGGAGAGTATCAAGAAACACGATGGTTCGGTACAACACTTGGACTTCTTGACTGAAGAGCAAAAACAAGTATTTAGAACTTTTGCTGAGGTAACTCAATCTTCAATTATTAACCAAGCGGCTGTAAGACAGGACTACATTGACCAAGCACAATCTTTGAACCTAATGATTTCACCTGACATGCCAACAAAAGATGTCAATAAGTTGTTGGTCGACGCTTGGCAGTTGGGGGTTAAGACCCTTTATTACCAACACTCAATGAACTCGGCACAGGCTTTCTCAAGAAAAAAACTGAACCTAAATGACCTTAACTGCGTTGCTTGTGAGGCATAATTAAGGAACTCGAGTTTTAATGAATGAAAAACCCGGCACAATGTGTTGGGTTTTTTTATTCCTTATAAAAACTTAACGGGTATATTTATGTGATATGTCAGATGGTATTACATATGGATTAGCATTTCCCTTTCAAGATTCTACCCAAGGGGATTTCTTGTTATTGACGGAAACTCAATATGCTCAAATTAAAAGTGACCTTGTACACCTTCTCTTAACGAGAAAGGGTTCAAGATATTTTTTACCCGATTTTGGTACAAGATTATATGAATTTCTTTTTGAACCATTCGACGGACTTACATTCAATGCCATTGAATCTGACATTAGAGATTCTGTTTCAAAATACATTCCAAATTTACTAATTAATAATATAACAATAGAACCTGCCGACCCCTCGGTAGAAGTGGACAACGCTCAAAGTAGAGGTGGTCAGTTGGCTCAAGATGCTAATACCCCATTCAGAGTACCTGGTAAAGGGACTTCTGAATACACAGCAAAAATCAGAATTGATTTTTCGGTAGACAACTTGGCATTCGCCCAAAGTGATTTTGTTATCCTCAATATTTAATATTATATGGCAAACAACAAAATATCCTATACAGTAAGAGATTACGAAAGTATTAGGATTGAACTCCAAAACTACGTTAGAACCTACTATCCCGAACTTATTCAGGACTTTAATGATGCCTCAGTATTTTCGGTGTTCTTGGATTTGAATGCCGCAGTAGCCGACAACCTCCACTATCATATTGATAGAAGTATTCAAGAAACGGTACTTCAGTATGCTCAACAAAGGTCGTCAATTTACAACATTGCCAGAACTTACGGACTGAAGATACCAGGTCAAAGACCTTCTGTATCTCTGGTGGACTTCTCAATCACTGTACCGGCTTTTGGTGACAAAGAAGACGAAAGATACCTTGGAACTCTTACTCGTGGTTCTCAGGTGTTTGGTGCGGGTATTGTATTTGAGACTCAATATGATGTGGATTTTGCCTCACCATACAACTTACAAGGTTTTCCCAACAGACTTAAGATTCCCAACTTTGATGGAAACGGTAACCTTATCAATTACACGATAACCAAAAGAGAACAGGTAGTTAATGGACTTACCAAAGTTTTCAAAAGAGTTATCAATGCCAGTGACGTGAGACCATTCTTCGAATTGTTTCTCCCTGACAAAAACGTTTTAGGTGTTACAAGTGTCCTTCTTAAGAATGGAACCAACTACACCAACGTACCAACCGCTGCGGAGTTTTTAGGTGTTGAAAACAGATGGTATGAAGTAGACGCTTTAGCTGAAGACAGAATTTTCGTTGAAGACCCAACTAAAGTATCAGACCAACCAGGTATTAAGGTAGGTCGATACCTCCAAACCAACAATAGATTTATTACCGAGTTTACCCCTGAAGGATTTATGAAGGTTACCTTCGGTGGTGGTAGTACATCCGCCCAAGACCAACTCAATGCGTTTACCAATCTTGGGGTTCCTGTCACAATACAATCACTTCAGAACAACTTCTCGTTGGGTTCCACACTTATTCCCAACACAACTCTTTTTGTACAATACAGAGTAGGTGGGGGGTTGGCAACAAACCTTGGTACTAATGTTATCAATCAGGTTGGAACCGTAACATTCTTTGTTAATGGTCCGTCTCAAAATATTAATAATAGTGTTATTCAATCCCTAAGATGTAATAACGTAACTGCGGCAATCGGAGGGGCAAACCCACCAAGTGTTGAAGAAGTTAGGAACTATGTAACCTTTAACTTCGCTGCTCAGAAGAGAGCGGTTACTGTAAATGATTACGACTCGCTTCTAAGATTGATGCCGGCACAATTCGGAGCACCGGCTAAGGTTGGAATAACAGAAAATAATAACAAGATTGTTATTAGTTTGTTGTCTTATGATACCTCAGGAAAACTTACACCAATTGTGTCAAATACCCTTAGACAAAACGTTGCCAATTATCTGTCAAATTACAGAATGATGAATGACTACATTCAAGTGACTTCAGCCGAGGTTCTTGATTTGGCATTTGAGATTTCTGTTGTCTTGGACGCCACCCAAAACTCAGGACAAATTATATCTGAAATTGTTAACAGAGTGGCGGCTTATATGAATCCACAAATCAGAGAGCTGGGACAAAACGTTTATCTTTCAGAACTTAGAACAATTGTTCAACAACAAACAGGTGTAATTACTGTTGCTGATTTGGTGGTGGAAAACAAAGTTGGTGGACAATATTCATCCGCTCAAACTTCCATGAGATATGCCGACCCTGAATTAAAAATTATTCAACCCGTGGATGACACATTGTTTGCCCAACCAAACCAATCGTATCAAGTTAGATTCCCACAAAAAGATATTAAAATTAAGGTTAAGAACTTCCAAAATGTTTCTTTTTCCTAACACCTTTATTTAATTTTCCCTCAAGGTATATTTCCTTTATGTAATTGGGCTTTCTTAGAAAAACCCAAAATAACTATTTATTTTAAAAAGTTTGAATGGGAAAATCATACAGAATAAACACAGAAGTTGGTATCAACAAATCTCTTTCGTTTGAACTTGACCAAGATTTTGAATTTTTAGAAATTCTTTCCCTTCAAATTGGACAAGAGGACGTATACAACAGAGACTGTGCTCAATATGGGGTTGTTGTTGGTCGTGTGGTTGCTAACAGTGGGCTTGGAGTTCCAAACGTCAAAGTAACTATATTTGTCCCAATTCTTGAGACCGATGCTGCCAATGAACAAATTGTTGCAGTTTATCCGTATGTTAATCCTGACGATACTAACGTTGACGGATATCGTTTTAATGTTTTACCTTACGCCCCATCATATACAAACCATGCGGCGACAGGTACTTTCCCAACCCGTGAAGATGTATTAAAAGACCCGTTAGTTGCTGAGATTTACGACAAGTACTATAGGTACACTGTAAAAACAAATGAAAGTGGGGACTATATGATTTTTGGTGTTCCCGTTGGAGTTCAAACCGTGTTGATGGATTT